TCAACAATGAATTTCTGACCATGATAACTGGCAACATGCTTAGGTTATTTACGAATCTAAACCCGGAACTGTTTGAGTATATCTTCGAGCGCCCTAAATAAGTGGGGTGCTTTTATGAAAGACTTAGAACAAAAAGATATACTAAATAGAACCAGACAGAGGCTCACGCGCTTTTCCATTTATCTTGAGGGCAGGTGGCGCTTCGGCAGGTTACTCACGCCAACGCTGATAGCAGACAATCAAAGTATTTTCCGAATGTCTGTTCCTTTTGCGTTAGTGTCTGCTAATGAGAATAATCCTAGAAATGCTGCTATGTTGGGCCGTCCTGGAGATTACATAGCATCAGACGCTCAGGGAGAGCTTTCTATTATAACGGAAGCTCAGTACGACCTACGCTTCCCAAAGAGACGCAAACAGGCTTACCGACCAGAAACTTCAGAGAAACTAAAAGGTGGAGATTTTATCACAGAAACTGTGCGAGAATCTCAAACAGTGCGCTCTAATACTACGTCTGGTCGAAGAAGAACTGGTGGTGTGCTGTCTCCTGAGCAGACTGTAGAGAGCCAGCAAGAAACTACTTATTCTGAAGACGCTTTTATTGATTCGCCAGGACCTGGAGGCAGTGGGCCTACACCATCTCCAGCTAAAGGCGGTCAAGACTACTAATTATGAACGATTTATCAGAACTACTAGAAAATTTTAACTGGGAAAACTACAAGGAGATCTCTGACGCATTAACTAAAGTTAATCAGAATCAAATTGAGTTGGATATGTCTAACCAAGCTTCTGTCTACTCATACTATCATGGGTTGATGGCATCCGCAAAACATGAGCTTGATGACATTCGAAGCGACCTGACTACGCTCGTTGCAAAGCTACGCGCTGGTCACAGAAGCGCCTCTTCGACTAAGCTTACCGCGCAGAATCTAGATGATCTAGTGTTCAGCGACGAGGCTTACGATGTGGCGCAGAAGCAACTGAATGAAGCTTCATTCAGGTATGAGGTTCTCAAGGGTCTGTGTCGGGCTCTTGAGCACAAGAAAGATATGCTTGTCCAGATGTCAAGCAACCGACGCGCAGAAACCAAACTATACAACTGAGGAAACTACAATGGCTATTGACCTAGAAGCACTACGACGGAAACACGAACAACTTAACGGTGGCGGCAACACCTCCGAAAACTCAGACTTTCTTAACAAGTTCTACAAGATTCCAGAAGGATCAAACTCTGTTCGCCTTCTTCCTTGGAGGGACGAGGACCGAGAGTTCTACGCTGAAACGAAGATCCACAGGGTTGAAATGCCTGATGGGCAATTCAAGAACTTCCATTGCCGCAAGGTACATGGTGAGGCTTGCCCCTTGTGCGATCTATACTACGGTCTGTGGAAGACTGGTAGGAAGGAAGACGAGGACCTCGCTAGAAAGATTAAGCCTCGCGCTCGCTACTATATGAACATTCTTGATCGAGACACTGGCGATGTCAAGATTCTTTCTGTGGGTGTAATCATCTTCAAGAAGATCATCGCTGCAATGCTCGATGAGGATTTCGGAGACATCACTGACCTTCAGTCGGGTCATGATTTTAAGATTGTCAAGGAGATGGAGGCAGGTAGCCCGTGGCCTAAGTACGATCAATCTGCTCCACGGCCTAAGTCCTCCCCGCTAGGCTCCAAGGCAGAAATTGCCTCCTACATGGATAGTCTTCATGATGTTCACGAACTTGTGAAACTTGAAGATTATGAGGAGGTTAAGATGGCGGCGCAGTCTCTTGCGGGTGTGCCTGTTGTCGAGGGTAACGTGAAACAGTCCGATGAAGTTTCGGATAACGATTACCTATCTAAACTTCAAAGCTGATTATGAAAAACATTATTCTATCCCTTGCAGCGGCTCTCGTCATTATGACGGGGTTCTCCTCCTGCAAAGTTCTAAGTGACCTCTTTGGTGAGGACACTGTTGTAACCACTCCATCCCAACTCGTAGAGGGCGCTGAGATGGAGCCCGTCCCGCTTGAGACTCTACCTGCCAGCGTGGTAGGTGAGCTTCCTGAGGGCACCCAGCTTGTCCTGGCTGACCGTGACGACCTGATTGAGGAGGGTGCTTATGTTCCTTTCTCTCCTGGTGAGGGCGACATCCCAGGCATCCTTGACGCGCTCTTTGGTATCGGTGCAAGTTTCATTCCTGGGCTCGCTGCTTGGGAAGGCATCCTTACGCTCATCAGCCGTCGAAAGCGTAGAAACTATGCTAAGGCCATTAAGGCCATGGTTCCTACGGACAACAATGTTGACATCGCTGGCACCATTCACGGTGTAGCCGCTGCTATCGGAGTCTCTCATTCCACGGAAGCCAGTCAAATGGCTGTCGAAGAAGAAGACGAAGAAATGGCTTAATTACTTAACTTAAAGTAACTTAGACCTATAATAGGAAGACATAGAAATATGTCTTCCTATTTTTATTATGGCCGAAACTACAGAGAAATTAAAGATCCTAGCAGTGCCCGCAAACGAGGGTGGTTGCTCTTACTATAGAATCATTTGCCCTATCAAGAAGCTACAGCAGGTTCATGGGGATAAGGTAGAAGTTCGCTGGAACAAGAATCCTCTAGGTATTGATGAGAAGACAGGGAAGTGGAAAGAGAACTGGGACTTCGAAGACATGAAATGGGCTGATGTGATCTTCACACAGAACCTTAGTAATTTCGGAGGCAACTACACCGCTCGCATCGTGGGCAAGGCTCATGAGTTTGGTAAGTTTGTGCATTACGATACTGATGACCTACTGACTAACATTTACACGGGCCATAGGCTATACAACGTCTATAAGGAGAAGGGATTAGAGGAGATCACAAAGTTTATCTACAACAATGCTAATCTGGTGACTGTAACTCAGAGAAAGTTTGCTGAAAGGGTAAAGGTGTTTTGTAATCCTAAGAACACTCTGGCTATTGTTAAAAATAGTATTGACTATGATCTTCCTTGTTGGAACATGGAGAAGGTCGCAAAGCCTAAGAAAAACTACACTAGGTTCGGCTGGGTAGGTGGAATTCATCATGAGCAAGACCTACGGTACTTCAGTGGTGTTCCGCATTTCGTGAATCAGAGAGTTGGTAGAGAGAACTGTAGATGGGATTTCTACGGGCACCCGCCTCCCAACACTCCGAAGGATGACTGGCAGGTAGATGTTTGGAAGAAGTACAGAGAGATCATTCTTCGTGGGTTCAAAGGACAATCTAATTGGAGGATTCACTACGCACAGATGCCAGACCGCTACGGCGTATTCTACACAGACATGGATGTGGCTTTGGCTCCTCTGGAGTTCAATGAGTTTAACGACTGCAAGTCTGAGATTAAGGTTGCCGAGTGTGGTAGATACAAAATTCCCCTAGTAGCTACCAACTGTGGTGCCTACGATGAATGGATTGAGGACGGCGAGACTGGGTTCTTGATTGACCCAAAGAAGCCCATCTCTGAATGGACTCGTATTCTTTCTATGTGCGCCAAGAAGCCTGATATGGTTAAGCGTATGGGAGAGAACCTACATCAAAAAACAGAAGAAGCCTTCAACATGGGTAAGGTCGTTGGACAGCGACTGGATCTTTACAAGGAGCTTATCGGTGTCAAAGACAGTTAAGATTATTAGTGGTTGGTCCAAGCCTGGAGGCAGTACCTGTCATTTCATTTGGCTAACTAATAAGCTAAATGAGGAGGGCTATGACTGCACCTTCTATGGACCCCATGATTGGCACAAGGATAAATGCCAGTCTGGTGGAGTAGAGGGTATTCGGATTCTGCCGACCGACAGAGTGATAGCACACTATGTGCCCATCAGGGCTGTGGATGTGGTCGCAAACAAGAGACTTATCTACAGTTGCCATGAATCCCCCTCTCTGTCCAATGTAGCCGACATGAGTTTAAACAAGGTAGATGTCGTACACTTTGTTAGCGAGCGACAGAGGCTCTTACAGGGCGTTGAGCACCCACAGGTGGTAATACCTCCTTATGTCCAAAAAGTCAACTGGTCTGCACCCAAGAACAAGAAGGCAGCAGTCATCGGGAGCATTGACTCGAACAAGCACCCAGCACAAGCAATAGCTCTGGCACGCGAGGCTGGGTACGAAAGAATCCTGCTTTTTGGAAAACTAAATGATCCTAACTATTTTGTAAAGCATATTCTGCCGCTTGTGGTTGAAGGGGTCGTTGAGATTCGACAGCATGAGGACGATAGAGAGAAAATGTATAATGAGGTAGATGCGGTTTATCACTCCTCCCATTCGGAGACCTTTGGTTTGGTTGAGGCTGAGTGTAAGCTTGCGGGTATCCCTTATGGTGGGGTTCAGTTCCTACCACAGATCCTGGAAGAAGATGAGATCGTAGAAAAATGGAAAGAACTATTGACCTAACCAAAACTACCAACTATGTTATAAATGTGGACTCCTCTACTCAGTCCCTTACAGAATGCTCAGAGGTATTGAGCAGCTTGGGGATACCTTTTGATAGGTTTTCTGCTGACACAACTCCCTCACCACCTAACCCGTATGGGACTCATTTTGTTGGCTGTGCTATGTCACATCTTACATTGTTGAAAAGCATGAAGCCTAACACAGTGGTATTTGAAGACGACATTATTCCAACAGAGTTTGTAGCCACCAAACTAACAATCCCAGAAGACACAGATATGGTTTATCTGGGGGTATCGACTTATGGGACTGTTAGAAACAACTACTTCGGATATCCAGGGATAGTGACAGCGACTCAAGAGACTAAAACAATGAAAAGAGTTTATAACATGTGTGGAACGCACGCCATGCTTTTTTTGAGTCAACGATACATTGATGCTGCGATTGAAGTTATTGAATCTTTTTTGAATCGGTTAGTTCCTTGCGATGTTGCACTAGCATCAATACAAAAAGACTTCAAAGTATTAACACCTAATGATCCTTTTTTCTACCAAAAAGATCAACCAAAAGCAACTAACTTTAGTTTAAAAGTATGATTACTTTTTTTCCTGGATATTTCGGTTGGTTAGGAAACCAAATGTTTCAGTATGCTGCAACTTTTGCCGCCAGTAGGCGAATTGAGGTTGATTGCGGATTTCCAGAAAATGAACCTAACCTGTTTGATATATTTAATTTGTCAGCCTCTAAAAACAATAGTCCGACAGCCCTTATTTATCAAGAGCCTACCTTTGAGTATACGCCTACCCCAAAAAGGGATGAGATAACCCTCTTTGGTTATTTTCAGTCAGAGAAATACTTTGAAGATTTCGCAGAAGATATAAGGAAAGAGTTCACCTTCAAAGAATCAGTAGATTCAATAAACGAGGGTGTGGTGGCTGTACATGTAAGACGCGGGGATTATACAAATCTTTCAGGCCATCATCCATTATGCACCATGAATTACTATGAGGAGGCTATGAGCATGTTTAGTAATCATTCCTTTTTGGTGTTTTCGGGCGACATAGATTGGTGCAGAAAAAACATAAAAGGTCCTAGAGTTATGTATTCAGAAGAAAAATCCGCTGAAAAGGATCTTCAACTCATGGTCTCTTGTGAACACAATATTATCGCAAATAGCTCATTCAGTTGGTGGGGTGCATGGCTGAATGACAACCCACATAAGAAAGTGATTGCCCCTAAGATTTGGTTTGGAAAAGACAAGCCCCTAGAAACTAAAGATATTTATTGCAATAACTGGATAAAATTATGACAACACAAGCATATAGAGATTGGGTTAAAGATCGCGGAGATGAAACCCTAAGATTAAATTACGACATATCT